AGAGAGAGAGAGAGAGAGAGAGCGAGAGAGAGCGAGCGGGAGAAAAGACTGGATAGGCAACCAGAAAAGCATATATACAACGCTGGGGGCTTCCAACCATACGGACAAGGAACGGCAGCAGCACGATTATTACGCAACAGAACCTAAAGCTATGGAATTATTGCTTACAGAAGAAAGTTTTCATCCGGTGGTTTGGGAATGTGCTTGCGGGGAAGGGCATTTGTCAAAAGTTCTGGAAGCGAACGGTTTTGAAGTTATCAGCACGGATTTGATATACCGGGGGTTTGGCGATCCTGAACCCCTTGATTTCCTGAAAAATACGCTTGAAAACTTCGAGGGAGATATAATCACAAACCCGCCGTATAAATACGCTTTGGAATTTGTTGAACAAGCGTTGAACAGTGTGCAGCCGGGAAGGAAAGTTGCTATGTTCTTAAAGCTGACATTCCTTGAAGGGCAGAAACGGAAAGATTTCTTTTTACACAACCCGCCCAAAACAATCTATGTCAGTTCTTCCCGCCTAATGTGTGCTATGAATGGGGAATTTGAAAAGTGTTCGTCCCGTGCGGTTGCTTATGCGTGGTTTGTATGGGAAAAGGGGTTCAAGGGTGATCCGGTCATTAAATGGATAAATTGAAAGGGGATGATGGAGTGGCAGCAGATACTTATAAAATGGTTCTTCTGAAAGACTGGGACGCTATCAGAGAAAGCGTGAAGAAGGGGCTGAAACGTCTGGGGCATGATATTCTTATTGTCCCGGAGTATGACACCCCGGAACGGGAAGAAAGGAAAGGGGTGAATGGTAATGCTGAAACAATTAGATGAAGCGGTAGGCAGAGCATTTGACGAGTTCAAGAAAGAGTTCGGGGAAGATGCAAAGCTGGAAAACGGTGATGAATTTGTGACCGTCCTGAATAATTCGGTTCTTATTATCAGCTTGGAGAATGGGACGCTGAAAACAAACTTCATAGGCGGTGCGCCTTTCAAGGTGGATATGACCTTGGATATTTTTGAAGGGAGTGATGAAGAATGAGAGAAAGCACGATTCCACCCATGCGGCGGTTGTCCCGGATCACGGAAGCCGGAAGGTTAGCGGTTGATGTGTCTGCTAACTGGATGCAGGAAATTTATGATTATGAAGAACTGGGCAGCATTGAACTTTTCGCTGCCCTGAAAAAGAAGAATACACCGATCCAGCCCGGAAAGGATGATGAAGGACTTTTCTGTAAGGAATGTAATTCAGAGGTCGGGGAAGATGATGTTTATTGCTGGTGGTGCGGTCAGGCATTGAAGCGGCAGCCGAAAGGGGGATGAAGATTGAAAACTTGTGTATCTATTGAGTGTCCTTTTATCCACTATTGCAAGGCTTACAATTTCCTTATCAACCGGGAAGGTGGATGCCCTACACAAAAGGCGATTCTGGAAGCAGCGGAAAAGTTGAAAAAGCAGAAAAGAAAGGAAGGTAAACGGAATGGGTAAAATTTATGATGCAGTTATGGGTTTGATCGTTGGTGATGCGCTGGGTGTTCCGGTGGAGTTCAAGATCCGTGATACATTCCATGTTGATGATATGATCGGCTATGGGACATATAACCAGCCGCCCGGAACATGGTCGGATGATAGCAGCCTGACCCTTGCCACAATGGAAAGTATCGTCAGGAAGGGGGAAATTGATCCGGCTGACATTATACGGAATTTTTCAAGGTGGTTGAACTATGCTGAATTTACCCCATACGGCAAAGTGTTTGATGTAGGTGGCACAACGGAAAGGGCTATCAGGAAATTTGACAATCAGCGGATAACTTGTGGATGCGGCAGGAAGAAGGACAACGGGAACGGTTCTTTGATGCGGATTCTTCCGCTTGCCCTCTTTCCATCCAGCTTACACGCAGTTGATGAAGTTTCCAGTCTTACCCATTCCCATGAGATTTCAAAGCGGGCTTGTCGTCGGTATGTGGGAACGGCTGAACAGCTTTTGAAAGGCAGAACTGTATCAGAGTGCATTTCCTATTCCGGTATATGGGTAAAGGAATTTGACCGGATTCCCAAAATCTACAAGTTGAACCGGGATGAAATCAAAAGTACCGGGTATGTGGTGGACACTCTGGAAGCTGCTTTGTGGTGCGTGTACCATACCCGCAGTTACCGGGATTGCGTCCTTACGGCGGTGAACCTTGGCGGTGACACTGACACAATAGCGGCGGTCGCTGGCGGTCTTGCCGGAATCATCTATGGTTGCGGTGGTGAAAGCGGTATTCCTGATGAATGGATAGCGCAGATCGCCCGTAAAGACTGGATTTCCGATTTGTGCGAACGGTTCAGGTTGGTTCAAGTTGATACAAGATAAATTCAAGTTGTTGTTGTGGAAGTTGAACCGCCTGAAACCCTGATAAATAGGGCGGTTCGGCTTTGCGGTTCAAGTTGGTACAAGTTACTTGTAACTTCTAAACACAAAGAGAAAAACAACGTGAAATTACAGTGTTTTTACAAAAAATAATATAGTAATAAATAACTTGTTTATCTTGAACTACATGAATTAAGTTGTACCGATTTTTGAAAAGTTTATTTCAAAAGTTAGAAAGGAATGATGTTATGACGGCGAAAGAATATTTGCAGCAGTTACATAAGGCAGATGTGATTATTAACCAGAGGATTCAGGAAAAAGCTGACCTTCGGGCAAGGCTTTCCAGTATCGGAAGTTTTGACTATTCAAAAGAGCGTGTCCAGACAAGCCTTCCTGAAGGCGCAGGATATGAACGGCAGATTGCCCGGATCATTGACCTTGAAAATGAGATTGATTCCCTGATTGATGATTATGTTGACCTAAAACATAAGATAATCGGTGAGATTCACAACATGAAGAAGCCGGATCACATAAGGATTCTTTATAAGCGGTACGTTGAGAACAAAAGGCTTGAACAGATTGCCGTTGAAATGAATTACACATATCAGTATGTACGGGAGTTACACGGGTATGCTTTGCAAGAATTTGAAACAACCTACACAAACCTACATTGATGTGTGCTATTATAGTATCGTGAGAAATCACCCGTACAGTGAAAGCGGGTGATTTTCTTATTTTCAGCAGAAAGGAAGGTGTTGCCGGATGGCAAAGCTAACAGAGAAGCAGCAGCGTTTCATTGATGAATATTTGATTGACCTGAACGCAACACAAGCGGCGATCAGGGCGGGGTATTCTGTCAAGACGGCAAGAGAGCAAGCCAGTCAGAACTTGACAAAACTTAACATTCAGCAGGCGATTTCTGAAAAGATGGCAGAGCGGAGCAAGCGAACCGGGGTGAATCAGGATCGGATTGTTCTGGAACTGGCAAAGATTGCTTTCGTCAATGCCGCTGATGTGATTGATTCGGATGATGCCACGATAAAGGCGGGCGCAACCGCTGATGATACCGCCGCTATCCAATCGGTGAAAGTAAAGGTGATCCCCACAAAAGAGGGTGAAGGAGTTGAACGTGAGATCAGGCTAAACGACAAACTGAAAGCCCTTGAACTTCTGGGGAAACACTTAGGTATGTGGAATGACAAGCTGGATGTGAATGTGAATATCCCGGTTGTCATTTCCGGGGAAGATGATCTTGAAGATTAGTAGTCAATACGTTTTTGATTATCAGAAGCGTTTATACTTGCCTGAACAGTACAAGACCACTTCTTCCGGCAAACGCATGATCTCCCTTCCTGAATACGTTGGTAAGGGGTACGGCACTTACTGGAAGTGGAAAGGCAGATACAGAGTTTGCAAGGGAAGCCGTGCAAGCAAGAAATCAAAGACAACCGCTTTGTGGTATATCGTGAACCTGATGAAATACCCTGACGCTAATCTGCTGGTTGTCAGGAAGGTGTTCAGGACACTAAAAGACAGTTGCTTCACGGAATTAAAATGGGCTATCAATCGTTTGGGGGTTCAAAACCACTGGGAGATAAAAGAAAGCCCCCTTGAAATGACCTACAAGCCCACGGGACAGAAGATATATTTCAGGGGACTTGATGATCCGCTGAAAGTCACTTCAATAACCGTTGAACATGGGTTTTTGTGCTGGATGTGGGTTGAAGAAGCGTATGAGATCGGCAACGAGAATGATTTCAATATGCTGGATGAATCCATCCGTGGAGCGATACCACCGGAAACGGGGCTGTTCAAACAGATCACTTTGACCTTCAACCCGTGGAATGAACACCACTGGATGAAGAAGCGGTTCTTCGACAACCCGGATGATGAAACTCTTGCTATGACCACGAATTACCTTTGTAATGAATGGCTGGATGAAGCGGATCGCAAGGTGTTTGAAACAATGCGCCTGAACAACCCCCGCCGTTACCGTGTGGCTGGCTTGGGTGACTGGGGCATTGTTGACGGGCTTATTTTTGAGAACTGGGAAGAAAAGGCTTTCGACATTGACGAGATCAGGCAGATGGCAAGCGTAAAGTCTGCTTTCGGTCTGGACTTTGGATATACAAACGATCCTTCCGCTTTGTTTTGCGGTCTGGTGGATGAAGCAGCGAAAACCTTATGGGTTTTTGATGAAATGTATAAGAACGCCATGAGCAACGAAAGGATCGCTTCGGAAGTCACCACAATGGGGTATCGGAAGGAGCGGATCAGGGCAGAAGCAGCAGAACCGAAAAGCATTGACCGCTTGTATGAACTGGGGCTTTCCCATATCCAGCAGGCAAGGAAGGGCAAGGACAGTGTAAACAACGGCATTGATTACTTGCAGGACTATCACATTATTGTTCATCCCCGGTGTGTGAATTTCATCACTGAAATATCTAACTACACATGGGACACGGACACAAAGACCGGAAAGCGGTTGAATAAACCCATTGATGATTTTAACCACCTGATGGATGCTATGCGTTACGCTATGGAAGATTTCAGCATGGGGGACGCTTTCAGTTTTGAATAAGGGGGACAGCATGAGCCTATTCAGGAGAAAAATATACAAAAGGGAAAAGTACACCATATACGACTTGCCAAAGGTGCAACGCTGGTTACAACGCTTTATTTTGTGGTTTTCCGTGTGGATGCAGAAAGAAAAATATCACATTAGTAACAAACAGCCTTGAAACAATGATGTTTCCGGGCTTTTGTATTTATTGAACAATATTGAAAGGGGGTGAAACGTATGTTGAGCTTTGTTGATTTCCTGACAAGCAAGGTCACGAACCTTATATTGCAAGGGGCAAGAAGCCGCATGAGCGACAAGGAATTTCTGGAAAAAGAGATTGCTCGCTGGAAGAACAGCCCGCACCGGATCATGCAGATCAAGGGGCATTTGTACTATGACAACGAACATGACATATTGACACGGAAGCGGACTATGATCGGCGAGGGCGGCAAGCTGCAAGAGGTTGAAAACCTTCCGAACAACCGCCTGATTGATAACCAGTATGCAAAGATGGTGAACCAGAAAGCAAACTACCTACTGGGACAGCCCTTTGCTATCGAGGGGGAGAACACGGGGTATGTTGAACTTTTGAAGGAAGTGTTCAACAAGCGGTTCATGAAAACCCTGAAAAACGGCGGCAAGGCTGCTTTGAACGGCGGGCTTGCGTGGCTATACCCATACTACACGGATGCCGGGGAACTGGCTTTCAGGCTTTTCCCGTCCTATGAAATACTTCCCTTCTGGAAGGACAGCGAACACACTATACTGGATTTTGCGGTTAGGTTGTATCAGGTGATGGGCTATGAAGGGACTATCGCAAAGGTCATTGAAAAGGTGGAAGTCTATGATCTGACCGGGATTCACAAGTTCATTCTGGATGGTGAAATCCTGATCCCGGATGTAAGCACGGAAAACGAAACCTTTGAAACACCTTATGTCACTTCCGTGGACAGCGAGGGGGAAGTTACCGGGCTGAACTGGGAGAAGATACCGCTGATTCCCTTGAAGTACAATGAAGGGGAAATCCCGCTGCTGAAAAGGATGAAGTCCTTGCAGGACGGGATCAATGTCATGCTTTCGGACTTTGAAAACGGGATGCAGGAAGATTCCCGCAACACAATCCTTGTCCTGAAAAACTATGACGGTCAGGATTTGGGAGAGTTCCGGCGCAACCTTGCCACTTTCGGGGCAGTAAAGATCAGATGCAGCGGGGACACCAACGGGGGAGTTGAAACCCTTGAAATCACGGTGAACAGCGAAAACTACAAGGCAATCTTGGAGATATTCAAGAAAGCCCTGATTGAAAACGCTATGGGCTATGACGCAAAGGATGATCGGCTTTCCGGCAACCCGAACCAGATGAATATTCAGTCAATGTATTCTGACATTGACCTTGACGCTAACGACATGGAAACAGAGTTTCAGGCGGCTTTTGAAGAAATCCTCTGGTTTGTCAATATCCACTTTGCCAACACCGGGAAGGGGGACTTTGACGGGGAAAAGGTGGACATTATCTTCAACCGGGACATTCTGATAAACGAAACGGAAGCGATTGAGAATTGTTCAAAGTCCGTGGGTATCCTTTCGGATGAAACCATCATAGGGCAGCACCCTTGGATTGACGATCCAAAGAAGGAACTGGAAAGACTGAAAAAGCAGAGAGAGGAAGAACAAGCGGAGTTTGAGCGGCAGCAAGGGTATAACCCTTTCCAGCAGCCGGGAAAGGCGGGCAGTCAGCCGGGGAAATCTCCGCCAAAGAAAGAAGGTGATCCGGGTGAAGGTGAAAAAGTTTAATGTGCTGACCGTCCCGCTGGAAGTGGAGTATAAAAAGCCCATTCTTGGGCGGGTGTTCGGTCTGTTTATCTGGCTGATGGTTGTCAGGGTGAAAAAGTTCAATCTGACAATGAACGGTAAGCCCATATTCAGCTTTTACACCCTGATCGTTCCCCGCTTCCTGAAAGGCGGTGGGGATGATGCAGAATAGCGAATACTGGAAGATCAGGTTCGGGCAGCTTGAAGCGGCGCAGAACCAAAAGGGTGCTGACGCTTATCTGGAAATCGAAAAGATTTACAAGCAGGCGCAGAAAGAGATTGAAGGGAAGATCAACACATGGTATCAGCGTTTTGCGGACAATAACGGGGTATCAATGGCAGAAGCCCGGAAGATGCTTTCCGGGACTGACCTGAAAGAATTTAAGTGGGATGTAAAAGAATATATCAAGTACGGGCAGGACAACGCTTTGATGGGCGGCTGGACAAAGGAACTGGAAAACGCTTCCGCAAAGTTCCACATTTCCCGCCTTGAAGTCCTGAAAATGCACACCCAACATAGCCTTGAAGTCATGTTTGAAAAGCAGCTTGGGATCACCACCGGGACAATGACGGACATTCTTCAAAGCGGGTATTACCATACCGCCTATGAACTTCAAAAGGGGTTCGGGATAGGCTGGGATATTGCCGGACTGGATCAGTCGCACATTGAAAAGTTACTTTCAAAACCGTGGGCAGTTGACGGGAAGAATTTTTCGGAAAGGATTTGGAGCAACAAGGAAAAGCTGATTTCAGAAATCCATAACGAACTTACCCGGAACGTCATGCTGGGGCAGAACCCGCAGAAAGCGATTGACGCAATAGCAAAGAAGATGAACACTTCAAAGCACAATGCGGGGCGGCTGGTTATGACGGAAGAAGCCTATTTCAGTTCCGCAGCACAAAAGGACTGCTTCAATGATCTGGATGTGGAAGAATATGAGATTGTGGCAACACTGGATTCCCATACTTCCGACATATGCCAAAGCCTTGACGGGCAAGTGTTCCCCATGAAGGACTTTGAACCGGGCATAACAGCCCCGCCCTTTCATGTGTATTGCAGAAGTACCACCGTACCGCACTTTGATGAAAACTTCGGTCAAGTCGGGGAACGGGCTGCAAGGGATGAAGATGGGAACACATACTATATTCCTGATGATATGAATTATCAGGAGTGGAAGGAAACCTTTGTTGACGGCGGCGACAAGTCCGGGTTTGATGTGTACGATCAGAACGGTGTTACCCATTACACCAAACACAAAGATCCCGAACCGCCTGAGCCGGAGAAGCCAAAGAAGGAATATCTGACAAAGAAGAAGCTGCAAGCCAATATTGCGAACGCTGATGTTCAGATTGAAGATTTGGATAAGCAGTTTTCTGATGTGATGAAAGCTGACGGCGGCTTGTCGTGGGAAGAATTTAAAAACGACTATCAGCATGATTATTCGCAGATCACGGATGTACCGGACGAACTTTCCAAATTGCAAGCAATCGGAGATCAGATTGACGCATTGGAAGCCCAAAAAGCGGAGTGGCAGGCGAAACTTGATGAAAAGCTGCTGGCAGAGGAAAAGAAAGCCCTGACGAAACAGCAGAAAGCCCTTCAAGAACAGCTTGACAACTTTCAGATCAAGACCTATTCCGGCATTTGGAAGGATGATGTGACAACGGCTGACTATGCGGCAAAGATGGGCGGCATTGAAGGGAAGAAAAAATACTATGAAGGGAAGTTCATCACTGAAACCGATCCCGTCCTGATGCAGAAGTATCAAGACCTTTACAAGCAGCTTTCCGAATTTGAAACGGAAGGGAAGTCCTATCATGATATTCAAAGCGAACTGAAAAAAGTTCAAAAGGATTTATCCAACCTTGGGAAGCCAAAACCGGAAGGGAAGCCGCAGTTCTCCCCTGATGCCTACGAACAGAGAAAGACGGACGCATGGGCGCAGCGGTTCACAAGCAAGTATGAAGCGGATAAATATTACCGCCCTCTGCTGGATGCGGACTGGAACACCCTGACGGAAGAAGAAAAGTTTGCTGTCTGGCAGTACACCCACAATTCACACCCCATCAACCGCCCACTGTCCGGGTATAATGGAAGGTGGGGACGGTCAAACTATACCGGGATTGATAAGGTCAGGTGGGACAATGAAAACGGCAATTATGACGCTATTCTTTCCACAAAGACCTTCCAGAAGAAATATGCTAATGCGGTAAGCCCTTCTTACGGCGGGCAGATAAGGAACTATCAGGATGTGGTTGCGGAACTTACAACTGGCATAGAGAAAAGCGGGATGCAGAAGGACGTGTTTCTTGTCCGTGGTTCTGACCTGAACGGTCTGGCGGGACTGCTGGAAGGTGATGTTATCAGTTTCAAAGAAGCTGAACAGTTATTGAACGCTGGCGATATTGGAACGCTGAAATCCATCATTGAAAAACAGAGTTTCCAGTCACATTCCTTCATGTCAACCGGGATCGCAGATGGTACGGGATTCGGTGGCAATGTGGCATATAAAATCTATGCGCCCGCAGGAACAAAAGCGATATATGCAGAACCAGCTTCCTACTATGGGAACACGATCAGCGGGGAGCATATCTATAAATCCGGTGCTACTTATTCCGGGGTAGGCGGTGAAGCTGAAATCATTATCCAGCGTGGAACGACCTTCCGGGTAACGAGCATTGAGAAAACCGGAAGCAGCAGTTATGTTGTGAACATGGAAGTTGTGGATCAGCCTGATTATTTCAAGACTGGATATGAACATACTTTTGATGGCGGTTTGACTTCTGAAAAATAATTTGGTAAAATGAGCATGAAAGAAGGTGGTTGCATGAGTAAGGAACAACATTCACCGAACTTTGAACAGCCTATTACCGGGGTGACATGGTTTAAGCCTGAACAATGCCGGAATTGTATCTTTCGGGATAAAACGGCTTACCAGAAAGACGGAAAGGCGGTTGAATGTGGATGGCATAAAAGCAGTTGTGATATTTACCCTTATCCGCAGATGAAACCTAACGCTGTAATGAAGAATACCGAAGAATGTGAGTATTACGAAAAAGAGAAGCAGCGCAAAAAATAAGCACTTTTGAAAATAAACTTTCAAGGGTGCTTTTTTCATGTCCATTTTTAAGAAAGGGGGTGATGGGGATGGTTAAAGTGATCCGGTATGGAAACAAACGGCGGGTAATTTGCGGGAGTTGTGACAGTTTCCTTGAATATGAAAAAGAGGATGTCAAAACAGTTCAAACGGGAATGAACGAATGGGAAGGTGAAATCATTTGTCCGAATTGCCGGGAGAAGGTCAGGGTGAAAGGGTAAGGTGATCCGAACATCTCCCATCTATGGGTAAAATAGAAAATCAATGAAAGGATGGAAAAGAAAATGAAGAAAGCGGAATTTGTCGCCCTTGGTATCAGTGAAGAACTGGCAGCGAAAGCTGAAAAGGCTTCTCTGGAAGAACTGAAAGGGTATGTGGAGAAATCAAAGCATGATGAAGCGGTGGAGGAAAGCAAGACGCTGAAAGCGCAGGTTGCGGAGCGTGACAAGCAGCTTGAAACCCTGAAAGCGTCTGCCGGGGACAACGAGGAACTGAAAAAGCAGATCGAAACCATGAAGCAGCAGAACGCAGATCAGGAAAAGGCGCACAAGGCAGAACTGGCGCAGTTGAAGCTGGATAACGCTATTGATGCCGCCCTGACCGCTGCCGGAGCAAAGAACGGCAAGGCGGTAAAAGCCCTGATTGATATTTCAAAGGTGAAGCTGGGCGAGGATGGGAAGTTGACTGGATGGGACGACCAGATCAAGGCGATCCAGAAGTCGGACGCTTATCTGTTCAACGTGCAGCAGAAGAACACCTTCAAGGGATTCCAGCCGGGGGCTTCCGGTGACAATAAGCCGGAAGCTAATGTCGATATGTCCAAAATGACCTATGAAGAACTGGCGGCATATATCGAGAGCAACCCGGACGCTGTATAATAACAATTTTTAAGAAAGGATGATTGAACAATGGCAAAATTTGACGCAAAGAGTTTTAACGAGAAAGCATTTGGGAAGTATATGTCCGCTATTCCCAATGTGAAGCTGAATAAGCTGAAAGAATCAAGGGCGATTGTTTCCGACCAGCGTTTGAAGGAAACTTTCGTCACCAATTCGCAGACCGGAACGGTGTATGCGGTTCTTCCCTTCTTCGGTCTGATCGGCGGGGAAGCCCTGAACTATGACGGGCAGACCAACCTGACCGCAGAGAGTACAGACACCTTTGAACAGGGTGTTTTCGTCTATGGGCGCATGAAGGGCTGGACGGAAGCCGATTTCTCCTATGATGTTACTGGCGGGGTTGATTTCATGGCGAACGTGAGAAAACAGATCAACCGCTACTGGAATGACGTGGATCAGGGGACTTTGCTGGCGATCCTTGAAGGCATTTTCGCTATGGCTGCAACCGGGACGGGGGCGATCAAGACGGCGAACGCTGAATTTGTCGATAAGCACACCTATGACATTTCCAGCCTTGCAACAGAAGAAGATCAGCGCATGGGGGCTACTTCCCTGAACGTGGCGATCCAGAAGGCTTGCGGCGATCACAAGCAGAAGTTCAGCCTTGTGATCTGTCATTCCACCGTTGCAACGAACCTTGAAAACCTGAAACTTCTGGCATACCTGAAATATACGGATGCGGAAGGGATCGAGCGTGACCTTGAAATGGGAACGTGGAACGGGCGGCTGGTTATCGTGGATGATTCTATGCCCGTTGAAGTAGTTCCGGGTTCTGACAGCGCAGATTCCTACACAAAGTACACTACCTATGTTCTGGGTGAAGGTGCTATCGGCTTTGAACCCGTTGGGGCGAAAGTTCCCTATGAGATGGTGCGTGACGCAAAGACGAACGGCGGGGAAGATACCCTTATTTCCCGGAAGCGTAACGCTGTGAGCGTGGCGGGCATTTCCTACCTGAAAGCGTCCCAGAAAACGAACAGCCCCACGGATGAAGAACTGAAAAACGGGAAGAACTGGGCTTTGGTGAGCAACGGCGACAACAAGACGATCAGCCACAAAGCAATTCCGATTGCCCGCATTATCTCCCGTGGATAAGAAAGGGTGATGGTATGCTGGAACGGGTGAAAGAACGGCTTGAATCATTTGGCTATGTCCTGAAGGATGGGGATGAAGTCATTTTGACCTTCTCCATCCAAAAGGTTGAGAACACCATAAAAAACGATTGTAACGTACCTTCCATACCTGACGGGTTGATGAATATTGCTATTGATATGGCAGTCGGTGAGTTCTTGACGGCAAAGAAAACTTTCTCACCGGATGATATTGCGGGGCTTGATCTGGATTTTGCGGTAAAGCAGATACAAGAGGGTGACACCAACACGGTATTTGCAACCGGGGAAGCGAGTTTGACACCTGAACAGAGGTTGAACAACTTCCTGAACTATCTTCTGACGCACGGACGGGACGAATTTTCGTGTTATAGGCGGCTTAGATGGTAAAAGCTATGGAAGCCGCAAGAAGGGCGGCTAGAAGGGCGCAGGAAGCCACATATGAGGGCATATGCACCATCTATGAATGCCGTGATGTGACGGACGAAAAAACCAAACTGTCCAGTGAAGAAGAAGTTGCCGTGATTGAAGATCAGCCTTGCAAGTTATCCTTTGAAAAGTTGAACAGCGTTGTACAGACAGAAACCGCAGCGGTTCAGGCGCAGGGGGTGAAACTGTTCCTTGCCCCTGAAATTGCGGTAGGGAGCAATTCAAAGATTGTCGTCACCCAAAACGGGATAACAAACGAGTATTCCGCAAGCGGTGTACCAGCCGTATATTCCACCCATCAGGAAATTACCCTTGAATCGTTCAGGAGGTGGGCTTAATGGGCAGCATGGGCAAATTTACCGCTTCCGATTTGAAAAAACTTCAAAAGCAGTTGAACAAAATTCAAGCCGGGGATGTGGATGCCTTTGTGGAAGGGTGTGCCAAAGAATTAGCTGCCCGCCTACTGTCAAAAGTCATAAAGCGTACACCAGTAGGGGACTATCCGAAAAGTTCAGGTAAGAAAGGCGGTACGTTAAGAAGGGGCTGGACTTCCCAACAATCCGGTTCTGGTTCGGAAGGTATGAAAACCAGCGGGGCAGCGGGGTATGTTGACAGCCTGAAAATAAACCATTACGGGGGCTTTCTTGTGATTGAGATCGTGAACCCGGTTGAGTATGCTTCCTATGTTGAATTTGGGCATAGGACGGCGGATCATGAAGGATGGGTTCAAGGGCGGTTCATGCTTACGATTTCGGAGCAGGAGATTCAGGAGATCGCCCCTAAAGTGCTGGAAGCCAAAATCAAAAAGTATTTAGCGGGGTGCATGAAATGATAAATACCATAATTGAATCAATCAGCGTTGCGCTTAATGCTGAATTTGGTGATAAGTACAAAATCCATAGGGAAGAAAAAAGACAGGGCTTGAAGGAGCCTTGTTTTTTTGTCCAATGTCTGAACCCCATGGAAGAACTGTTTTTATGGAAGCGGTATTTCAGGCAGAACCAATTTTGTATTCAGTATTTCCCGGAAGATAAGCTACACGGGAAGCAGGAATGTTATGCCGTTGGTGAACGGCTTTTTTCTTGTCTGGAATATCTGGATGTTGGCGGTGATCTAGTGATGGGTACAAAAAGGAAGTATGAAGTGGTTGACGGTATTCTCCACTTTTTTGTGAACTATGATCTGTTTGTTTACAAGGTGGGTGAATCCGTCCCGGTTATGGAAGAAGTTTCTTCGGAAACCCATGTGAAAAGGTAGGTGATGAAATGGCAAGGAAAAGTAAGACACCGGAAGCGGATCAGGCGGTCACTGGGAAAGTTGAAAATAAATTTTCAAAAGAACAGTTGATTGCTTCCAGCCGCTTCCGGGATAGAAGGGATATTCTGGAAGCCCTCCTTGAAACCGGAGAACTGTACACGGTGAAAGCCGTGGAAGAAAAAATTGAAAGTTATATGAAAGGTAAGGTGAAATAAGAATGGCTTTAGGTGGTGGTACTTTTTTAGTACAGAATAAGAAATTGCCGGGTGCTTATATCAATTTCGTTTCCAAAGCTGCCGCAACCGCAACCCTTTCCGAGCGGGGGATCGCAACCATGCCCCTTGAACTGGACTGGGGGAAGGAAGGGGAAATCTTTGAAGTGACGAACGGGGATTTCCAGAAGAACAGCATGGAGATTTTCGGGTATGAGTACACCAGCGACAAGCTGAAAGGGCTTCGGGATTTGTTCCTGAACACGCAGACTTTCTATGCCTACCGCCTTAACGGTGGCGGAACGAAAGCAAGTAATGACCTTGCGGAAGCCCTTTATTGCGGGGTGCGTGGGAACGATCTGAAAATTGCGGTTCAGGTGAACGCTGATGATGAAACCCTTTTTGACGTGAAAACCATTTTGGGGACGGATGTGGTTGACGAACAGACTGTTGCGAAAGCTGACGATCTGGCAGATAACAAGTTCCTGAAATGGAAATCCGGGATCACTCTGGAAGCAGCGGCGGCAATCCCCATGACCGGGGGAGGGAATGGAGAGGTAAGCGGAAAGGATCATCAGGATTATCTTGACAAGGCTGAATCCTTTTCCTTCAACACTATGGGGGCGGCTGTGACGGACGACACCACAAAATCACTGTATGCCGCATACAACAAGCGGTTGCGTGATGAAATGGGTGTGAAGTTCCAGCTTGTCCTTTACGATTACGCAAAGGCTGATTTCATGGGTGTTATCAGCGTGAACAATAAAGTTCTGGATGAAGGATGTGGTGAAGCAAGCCTTGTGTACTGGGTGACAGGTGCTTCCGCTGGCTGTGCAGTCAACAAGAGCAACCAGAACAAGAAGTATGACGGTGATTTCACCGTTGACACCCCCTACACGCAGAACCAGCTTAAAGCGGCTATCGAGGCGGGCAAGTTCACGTTCCACCTTGTAGGAACGGATGTCCGTGTGCTGGAAGATATTAACACTATGGTCACGACTTCCGACACAATGGGGGATATTTTCAAGGACAATCAGACGATCCGGGTGATCGACCAGATCGGAAACGATATTGCGGTACTTTTCAATACAAAGTATCTGGGTGTCGTTCCCAATGATGCGGCGGGAAGAATTTCCCTTTGGTCTGATATTGTCAAGCACCATGAGCAGCTTCAGGAGATCAGGGCGATTGAAAATTTCTCTGACGCTGATGTGAAGGTGGATCAGGGCGACACAAAGAAATCTGTTGTCGTGACCGACCTTGTAACCGTTGTGAACGCTATGGGCAAGCTGTACATGACCGTCACGGTGGCATAAGGAAGGGGTGAAAGAGAATGAACGGTAATGTAGTTATGAAAGCCAAAGACACTGTATTTGCGGCTTTGGCAGAGTGCTTCATCACGATTGGGACACGCAGATATAATTTCATGCAGGCTATCAATCTGGAAGTAAAGTTCGAGAAGAACAAAACGGAAGTCCCCATTCTGGGAAAGACCGGGAAAGGAAACAAGGCTTCCGGGTGGAAGGGTACGGGTTCGGCAACCTTTCATTACAACACTTCCATCTTCCGGCAGATGATGATCCAGTACAAGGACACCGGGGAAGATACTTATTTTGAAATCCAGATTTCCAACGAGGATAAGACTTCCGCAGCGGGGCGGCAGACCATGATCCTGATGGACTGCAACATTGACGGCGGTATTCTGGCAAAGTTTGACGCTGACGGGGAATATCTGGATGAAGATATGGACTTCACCTTTGAAGATTTCAAGATGCCGGAAGCCTTCAAGGATTTGGAAGGTTTTCTTACCAATTAAGCAGCCTTAAACCCCTTATGTGGCTTTCATATAAGCCCATATAAGGGGTTTTTCAATGTCAGTGATAAAATGTAAAGGAGAATGTAAAAAATGTCTAAATTCAGCAAATTCATGAAAGCTAACAAAATCGAAAAGAAGAATGAAATGTATGCGGCGACAAAATCCCTGTGTGATGAAAACGGCAAGCCCCTTGAATGGGAGTTCCGGCATATCACTTCAAAGGAAAACGAGGATTTACGGGATGCCTGCACGATTGATGTACCGATCACCGGAAAACCGAATATGTTCCGGCAGAAAGTGAAGTCCAGCCTTTACATTCAAAAGATGGTTGCCGCTTCCGTGGTTGTCCCTGATCTGTACGATAAAGATTTGCAGGATTCCTATGGTGCTATGACACCGGAGGAACTGCTGCTTGCTATGGTGGACGATCCCGGCGAATATAACGATCTGGCATCCTTCGTCCAGAAATTTCAGGGCTTCAACGTGTCCTTTGATGAAAAGGTGGATGAAGCAAAAAACTAATAGAAGAAGGGGATTGGGAAGCGAATTTTGCTTACTATGCCCTTCTGAAATTACACATTTTGCCTTCCGTCTTTCTTGCGCTGGATGAACCTGAAAAAGCCTTTGTTGTGGCTGCAATCAAGGTGAAGATGAAGAATGACAAGGAAAAGGAAAAGGAAATGAAGCGCAAGGCGAAAAAAGGGAAGAAAGGGCGGTGATAGTATAGGGACTATAAGATCATCTATTGAATTGCAGGATAATTTTACAAGTATTTTATATCAGGTGATTGATTCCGTGAATTTGGGGCTTTCCGCTATGGAAGATTTGCACCAGACTATGAACTCACCCGTTGACACGGCTTCCATTGAAGCGGCAAGGGAATCCATAAACCGGGCGACTATTGCCGTTCAGGAATTGGATGCGGCTATTCAGGGTACTGGTTCGCCGGAGATTGAACCGCCCCCTTCCCCGCCCCCGGTTGATATTCCAGTAAATCCAGTACCACCAAACCCAATCATAGATCAGCCGCCGCCCGTTGATGTGCCTATTCAATGGCAGTCCGGCAGTTTGGAAGTGTTCACTGGAAGCGGAATGGAGAGATTTCAGCAGGAAGTTCAAAGTGTTAATAATATGCTTGAACAGTTAAGCACCACGCAGGACGCTATTGCAAGGCAGGCATATAACACAAATATCTTTCCACCGGGAGCATTTCAGGATTTGAACAGCCTTGCCGTAAGAATTGACAATGTAAGAAATAGGATTCAGGCAATAGAAAACAATCCTTTGAACATGGGGGCGGATGCTGCAAATGCAGAACTGGAATTGTTGCGTGGGCAACTGGATCAGGCAGTACGGGAACAGCAGAACCTTAACCGGGCTATGGATGATCTGGATGTGCAGGCGGCAAATGAAGCATATTTAAGGTTGCAGCAGATTATAGGGGACACGGAAAGACATATCCGGGACAATGTGGACGAACAAGGGCGGCTTAATCGTGAGATTGAGCAAGGGACGCATGAAGCAAATGAACTGATGCGGGTGATCGGCGGGGTTGTAGCCACTTATGCGACAGTTCAAACACTTTCAAATGCGTTGAACTTGTCGGATACCCTTGCTTCTACAACCGCCCGCCTGAATATGATGAATGACGGTTTGCAGACAACGCAGGAATTACAGAATATGATTTATCTTTCCGCAGAACGATCAAGGGGAGCATATCAGGCAACGGCTGACGCAGTTTCAAAACTGGGGCTTATGGCGGGTGATGCTTTTGACAGTTCAGCGGAAATTATTGCGTTCATGGAGCAAGTCAACAAACAGTTCAGAATTGCCGGGACAGAAGCGGCTGGGATTGATGCGGCTATGTTGCAGCTAACGCAAGCTATGGGTTCAGGGGTTTTAAGGGGGGAAGAATACAACAGTATCTTGGAGCAAGCCCCCAATATTATCCAGACGATTGCTGATTATCTGGAAGTCCCCAAAGGGGAACTAAAAGATATGGCGGCAGAAGGGAAAATCACGGCTGATATTGTGAAAGCTGCTATGTTTGCGGCGGCTGATGAAACCAACGAAAAATTTGAAAGTATGCCAATGACTTTTGAACAGCTTTGGACTTCTTTTGAAAATACTGCTCTGATGGCTTTGCAGCCCGTTCTGGAAGAACTGAATAAAGTTGCTAACAGTGACGATTTCGGGCAGATGGTAGATCGTGCGGCTGATGCCCTTTCTATGCTTGCTGCCGTTGCATTGCCCATTATAGAACATATCGCTAATTCACAAGCGTTGTGGGATTTTGCAAACGGTGTTATTGATGCGCTGTCCCTTATCGGTGTGGTAGCATTGGAAATTTTCGATCTGCTAGTCGCCGGGGTGCAGCTTTTAGCTGATAATTGGTCTTGGTTATCTCCTATTATTTTGGGTGTGGCTGGGGCTTTGGCGGTATATTATGGCTGGCAGATGGCGGTAAATGCTATAAATCTGATAAGTAATGGTATTCATGTTGCTATGGCGATTGCTCAAATGATTCATGCAGCAGCAACCGGAGCATTGACAGCGGCAACGGCGGCAGAGATTGCGGCGCAGAACGGACTTAATGCCGCTATGTACGCTTGCCCTATCGTCTGGATAATCGTTTTGATTATCGCCCTGATTGCTTTGTTTTATGCGGCGGTGGCGGCGGTGAATAAATTTGCCGGGACTTCCGTTTCCGCAACGGGTATTATTTGCGGGGTGTTCATGGTGGCGGCGGCATTTATCGGAAATCTGTTTGTCACCCTGATTAACTTTGTGATTGATATTTTCGTGGTACTCTGGAATTTTATAGCCGCCTTTGCTAACTTTTTCGGGAACGTGTTCAATGATCCGGTGGGTGCGATTGCCCGGTTGTTTTTTGATCTGGTGGACTGTATTCTTGCGCTGCTGGAATCTCTGGCTTCGGCTATTGATACAATTTTCGGTTCAAACCTTGCCGGGGCGGTTGCCGGGTGGCGGGATTCCCTTGGCGGGTGGGTTGATGAAACCTTCGGACAGGGCGAGGAAATCATGGCGAAAATGGACGCTTCCAGCTTGCACTTGGAACGGTTTGAGTATGGGGCGGCTTGGGATGCCGGGTATTCCTTCGGGGAAGGGATTGATGAAAGTATATCCAATTTCGATCCTTCATCCCTTTTCGGCACTACTGACATTCCATCCGCTGACGATTACGCAAGCGCATTGACAGCCGGGGGAATCGGAAGCGGTGTTGATGATATTGCGGGGAATACCGGGGCTATGGCTGACGCTATGGATATAACCGGGGAAGAACTGAAATACCTTCGGGATATTGCGGAGCAGGAAGCAATCAACCGATTCACGACCGCAGAAATCAGCATTGAACAGACGAACCACAACACCATCAAGAACGGTATGGATTTGGACGGTATCATGTCCGGCATGACCGATATGGTGAATGAAGCTATTGACATTTCAACGGAAGGGGTGCATGACTGATGAAGCAGAGCGGATATGACTTTTATCTGAAAAAGTGCTTGTTGCCGATAGCACCCCCAAAACTTTCAGTAAAGATAAACAATGCAAATGAAACCGTCACCCTGATAAACGAGGGGGAAATAAACATTCTGAAAAAGGCAGAACTAACGGATATTGAATTTGAGTGCAGAATACCACAAGAAAAATATCCCTTTGCCGTTTACAAGTCAGGGTTCAAAGGTGCTGACTATTTTCTGGACTACTTTGAAAGCCTGAAAACGAGTAAGAAGCCCTTCCAGTTCATTGTATGCAGGAAACGACCGACCGGAAAAAGACTTTTCGACACCAACATAAAGGTATCTATGGAAGATTACAAAATTACAGAGGATGCAAAAAACGGGTTTGATGTTCTGGTAAAGATAAAACTGAAACAATGGCGGGACTACGGGACAAAGACGGTGAACATTTCTTTCAACATGGAGAAACCGAAAGCAAGCGTTGAGCCGCAGCGGGAAGCAACCACTTCACCCGCCCCGGCAGCAGCGCAGACTTACACGGTAGTGAAGGGGGATTGCCTTTGGAACATAGCTAAAAAATTTTACGGTAACGGTTCAAAGTATTCAATTATTTACAATGCAAACAAAAGCGTGATCGGGGGAAACCCTAATCTGATTTATCCGGGGCAAGTCCTGACGATCCCGGCAGCTTAGAAAGGGGGTGTGTTCAAATGAGCGTTGAACTGTTGATTGGAAATGAACTGGGAACAAAAGCCTACCTTCCGGCAGTAAAAGAGGGTATCGAGTGGACAACGGAGCGGAAGAACACGCCCGGAAAGCTGTCCTTCGAGGTATTGAAGGATGATGCCCTTAATTTTTCGGAAGGTAGTGCGGTGAGAATGAAGGAAAACGGTGATGAAGTGTTCTTTGGCTTTGTGTTCAAGCAGCAGCGGGCAAAGGAACAGATCATCACCGTTACCGCATACGATCAATTAAGGTATCTGAAAAACAAAGACACCATTGTTTATGAAAATAAGACGGCAGACCAATTCTTGCGGATGATCGCCGCTGACTATGCCCTGAATGTGGGTACGCTGGAAAGCACAAATTATATCATTGAATCGAGGGTTGAAGAAAATACTTCCCTCTTTGAAATGGTTCAAAATGCCCTTGACCTGACTTTGCAGAATACCGGGGAAATGTTCGTGCTTTATGACGATTTCGGGAAGCTGACCTTGAAGCACCTTTCTTCTATGGCGGTTGGGAAGCCGGGGGCTTATTTCATGGTGGATGAAGAAACGTGTGAAACCTTCGATTACACTTCATCTATTGATGATAACACCTACAACAAAATTAAGCTGACCTATGACAACGAGGAAACCGGGTTCAGGGAAGTCTATATTGCACAAGATTCCGGCAATATCAACAAGTGGGGGATTTTACAGTATTTCGACACCCTGAAAAAAGGGGAAAACGGTCAGGCGAAAGTTGACGCACTTTTGAAACTGTACAACAAGAAAACCCGCAACCTGAAACTTACCAATGTTTTAGGGGATAACCGGGTAAGGGCTGGCAGCATGATCGTTGTGAACCTTGATCTGGGCGATATGAAGTTAAGGAACTTCATGCTGGTGGAAAGCTGCAAGCACATATACAAGGAAAGCGAACACTGGATGGATTTGACGCTTAGAGGGGGTGAATTTGTTGGCTGATGCGAATGGCTTAGTGGAAGCTATGAAAAGGGCGGCACGGGACGAACGGGAATCTTCAAAGCCCGTCAACGTGTATTTCGGGGAAGTCGTTTCAAAGTCACCCCTGAAAATAAACGTGGAACAGAAAATGGTTCTGGGTGAATCGCAGCTTATCCTTACAAGGAATGTCACTGACTACATGACAACCGTAACCGTCCAATGGAACACGGAAATAGGGGTTCTTTCCTCTGACGGGAAAACAACCGCCCCGCCGCCCCACCTTCACGGGGTTGTGGGGACAAAAAATTTCCTGATGCACAATGCCCTTGAAGTCGGTGATGAAGTGATACTCATAAGGCAGCAGGAAGGTCAGAAGTTCATTGTGGTTGACCGGATAGGGGGTAAGAAATGATTCCTTCAACGGTTGGTTTTTTGGATAAAGATTTTGAGATTGAAGAACAGCCTAGTTTCACATATAAGATGCAGACGGACACAAACCTTGTCCGTGGGTACACTGACGGTCTGGAAGCGGTGAAGCAGGCTATTTTCAAAATCATCATGACGGAACGCTATCAGTATATCATGTATAGCTGGAATTACGGGATTGAACTTCTTGACCTTTTCGGTGAACCCGTGACTTATGTATGTCCGGAGTTGAAGCGGCGCATTTCGGAAGCGTTGCTTTGGGATGATCGGATTTTGAGCGTTGACAACTTTGAATTTGATTTCCCATACAAAGGGGTTGTCCATATAACATTTACAGCACATACCGTTTTCGGGGATGTGCAAGCGGAAAGAGAGGTGAATTTTTGATGTATGAGAATACGACTTATGAAGTGATCCTTCAAAGGATGCTTGACCGTGTTCCTGATAAATTCGACAAGCGGGAAGGTTCGATTATCTGGGACACCCATTCACCTACTGCTATCGAACTGCAAATTTTGTATCTTGAACTGGATGTGATTTTGAAAGAAGCCTATGGGGATTCAGCTTCAAGGGAGTTCCTGATCTTGCGCTGCAAGGAAAGGGGGATATACCCCCATGAAGCGACAAAAGCGGTATTGAAGGGAGTTTTCACCCCGTCCACCATTGATGTGACCGGGCAGCGGTTCAATATCGGGGATATAAACTATATTGTGACCGGAAAGATCGCTGATGGGGAATACCGGGTTGAATGTGAAACAGCCGGGAAAATCGGCAATCAGTTTTTCGGTTCAATGATACCCATAGAATATATAAAGGGGCTGCAAACCGCTGAACTGACTGAAATCCTTATCCCCGGAGAGGATGAAGAAGAAACGGAAGATTTGCGGCAAAGGTATTTTGCTTCCTTTGATGAAAATGCTTTCGGGGGAAACAGGGCTGACTATCTGGAAAAAACCAATGCTATCCCCGGAGTTGGGAGAACAAAGGTGACAAGGGTGTGGAACGCTGATATTTCCCCGGCTGACATGATCCCGAAAGAAAGCGTTGAAACGTGGTACAACGGAATTAAGGGGACGCTTACCGGGGAAGTCCGGTACTGGCTGGATTCTGTTTTCCATGCCGCAAAACAAAAGAAGCTGACGACCGGGGGGACGGTGCTTCTGACGATCATCAATTCAGAATTTGGGGTTGCTTCGGATGCGCTGGTTCAGACGGTTCAGACAACCATTGATCCAGAAGTGAACGCTGGGGGCGGGTTCGGGCTTGCCCCTATCGGTCATGTGGTGAAGGTGGAGAGCGCAAAGGCAAAGGCAATCACCATCAAGACCACCCTGACCTTTGAACCGGGTTACGGATGGGCGAATTTGCAGACTTCGATTGAAGAAGCGATTTCCGCTTACCTTCTGGAACTTAGGAAGGAATGGGCTGATACTTCCTACCTGATTGTGAGAATCAGTCAAATTGATACCCGTATCCTGAATGTTCCGGGGATCGTTGATGTTCAAAACACTTCAATCAACGGTTCAAGGAACAACCTGAATTTGGGGAAATATGAAATCCCGGTGCTTGGGGGTGTAAGCGGATGATTCGAGAAGTTGACCTTGTTTCTTACCTCCCCCCTTTTGTGGCAGAGTACAAAGAAACCAATTTGACCTTGACAGCGGAAAATCCTGAATTTGTCCTTGTCTGGGAAGCCGCTGACCGGGCTTTGAAAAATGAGTTTATCGCAACGGCTGATGAATACGGGATCGGGAGATTTGAAAAAATCTTGCACATTCTCCCTTCCCGTGATGATACGCTGGAAAGCAGAAGGGCGAGGGTTCAATCCAGATGGTTCACAAGTCTGCCCTATACATGGCGGATGCTGATTCAGAAATTGATTGCTTTGTGCGGTGAAAATGATTTCACCATCACAAAGCAATTTGATTTTTACCGGATTGATCTGGATGTTCACCTTGAACTGTTCGGGCAAGTGGAAGAACTGGAACGGATCATTGAAACAATGCTGCCGTGCAATATGGTGATGGACGCAAAGAACAGCATACCCATGAAAACGGAAGGTGTTGCGCTGACAATCGGCGGTGTGTGCTTTGTCAATTCCTACCTGATAACCAACGACTGGCAGGAGAAGAAAAGCATTGAAGGGAACATTCTGATCGGCAGCGGTGTTTCTGAATCTGACAAGTGGATGATAACCAATGACGAAAAGCGGAAGGACACGATTTCAGGAAGTGCAGATTTTGGCGGCGGGCTTTCCTATGCAGCCGCTTATTTTATATTATAGGAAAGTCCTTGCTGAAATAAAGTTATGTAAACTAATGATTCTGCCAAAGGAGGGTATAGAAAACAGACGGTGATTTAGAACA